TTAAATCGCAATTAAATCTTTCCAAGTAGCAGATCCGCAAATACCATCCACTTCCAGAACTTCTTTTCTGGATTCCTGATAAGCTTTCAGAGCGTAAATCGTGTTTGCATCTGCTGTCCATGTAAGTTTCAGGGCTTTGCCGTTTTTGCCTTTAAAGCCTCTGGCTCTTAATATTTCCTGTAAGAGAAGCACAGATGTATTTTTGTCTCCTGCTTTTACTGTCTCTGGGTTAAACATGTAGCTGCCTCCTTCTGGGTTTGTTGTCTTGTCTGTTTCATCTTTATCTGCAGATAAAACAATTGAATAGTCCGGTGTACAGAATTTTGTCCCTGGAAGGTTACTGTTGTAATAACTCTTCTGGCAGACCCCGCCACCATTTGCCACGATACCGGATGCTCCGGAAGTATTTCCCTCAATCGTCCAGAATCTGTCTCCGGCTACTTTTGTTACAAAGCCGGTATGGATAAAGGTACCGCCATGTTTAAAGATAACAATATCTCCAACTTTTGGATTGGCATTCTTTACAAATAAGACGCCTAAGGTTGGGCAGTATACATACGGCCAGTGTTTTAAGAGTTTCTTTGCATTATCCAGACCAAAAGCTTTCATGAAACACCAGGAGATAAACGCTGCGCACCAGGGCTGCCCCTGATAGGATGGTTTTATATCTCTCCAATATTTTGTATAGTTTGCTGATCCGGCATTTCCAGTCTTGCTGTCAAGCTGGCTGTTATTTTTCTTTTCTAGGTACCCGATCTCTGCTTCTGCAATTCCCAGAACTACGTTGATAGCTTCACTCTTTGTCATGACTGTGTTTTCCTTTGCTATATCTTTTGCTTCGTTATAATCTTTGTAAAATACATTTCTATCTACAAGTCCGCTGATGCCTGGTATCTTCGCTTTGCTGGAATACTGCCAGCCCACACCAAAGTCCGGCCGGAGTCGTTCCTGTAAGGTGCCGTTATCTGATGCCGGATAACGTGCAATCCAGAAATCATATTTTTTCAGATGGCTGCAGATTACATTCAGGTACCAATCCACATTGCAATAAATACCAAATTTATATCCCGCTGCCGTGATAATCTTTTCGAATGCTTCTGCCAATTTATGGATCTGTTCAGCTCCAAGGCTTCTCTGATTATTCCATTCCAGATCCAGCCAGACCGGATACTGCAGTTTTCGCCCGTTCAGAACTTCCACGACCTTCTTGGCTTCGCTCTGTATCTCTGCAACTGTCATAGCATAGGAATACTTATATGCCCCAACCGGGATATTGTATTTCCGGCATTCAGAGAAGTTCTGCTCAAAGTAGCTATCTATCACGTTTCCCGCTTCTGTAATCCGCAGGATTGCGAACCCCATGCCGTAATCAGCAACTGTTTTCCAGTCAATTTTCCCTTGCCAGGCAGATACATCAATTCCTCTTATTTCCATGTCCGTCTCCTTTCATAGAGCGAAAAGGGATGGTTTCTCATCCCTTATTCGTCTTTATTTGCCTGTTTTACAATCTGGTTCACGTATGTAGAAAGACCGGCAATCAGTATTCCCTGTGTAATCGCTGTAAAAATTGCCATTGCAATATCCTGTCCGGTACCGCAGGTGCAGGTGGCAAACACATAGATCGCGCAGATTGCAATGCTGATTCCGCCAAGGATAAGCGGGATGTACTTATCCTTTACTGCCTGTGCCTGTTTGAGTGCCATGCCTACAAAATATAAGGCAATTGCTACTACGATGAGTTCCGGTTTTACATAGTTAATGATCTGTTCCATAGTCATTCTCCTTTTTGTTTGATATGTAATTCATCAATTTCCTGCTTCATTTTGGTCACCATACCATTCCCGCCCAGCGCATGATAGGCGTCGTACATTTCACAGAAGTTCTGGTACGCATACGATGGAATGTTTCCGAACTTTGTGTACTTTGCATGATACTCTATCATCTGCACGCGGAGCAGGAGCATAGTCCCCTTACTATTTGCATCCCGGTCTTTCTTCTGGTTTTTCAAGATCCAGACTATATACCCTAAAAGAACCGGTAATACAATAGTATATGTCTGCATGAGTATTTCTTTCACTATTTCACTCTTTCTCCGGTTTGCGCCGGCGTAATTTTAGATAAAATAAAAGAAGCCTCTCGGCTCCGCTCTGATTCTTCTCATAAATTTCTCCTAAACAAAAAGAGGACATTTCTGCCCTCTCTGCTTTTTAAATCGCATATTTCATGTGTGATGCTTTCACATCCTCATCCGCTACTTTGGCGTATATTGTTGTTGTATTTATATTGACATGCCCCAAAATCTTTTTACCTCTCTGCAGAAGATGTGTAGCAAGGGTATGTCGAAATAGATGTGGTGTCAATGGTCTATCCAGTTCGGCACGTTCCCCTATCAATCGAATGATTCTTTCAATCGCTTCTTTATTAATCTCCCACACCCTCTAATTTTACTCCGCAATTAGGGCAATATCCTTCAGCATCTTTAATTAAAATCTGCTCTTTACAATTTGAACATTTCATAAAACTATAAATATCGTCATTGACAAACATCCATCTTCCACCATGATTTTCTATAATCATTCTATATCCTGTATCTTTTACTTTTGCCATTTGTAACACCTCCGTTTCATATGTTACAACATATAACACAGCGAGCTATATGTGTCAATTATTTTTTGGATTAGAATTTTTGTTACCTAATTAAATTAACTAAAAACATTCTTTAGTTAATTATATCACTCTTTCTCCGATTTGCGCCGTCGCAATTTTAAAACGGTAATATGTCTTTCAGTGGCTCTGCTCTTATATTCTCTGGCAGTTCATCATCTTCGGTATCTGCATATCGGCGGCAGTTGTATTCTGCGATATCTATATCCTTTTCAATATCTTCAAGACTTTTATCACTCTCGCCTTTTATGATCAGAATCAAGTCGAAGATGATGGACCAGAGTTTGCTTATGATCTGTAATTTTGTCATTTATTCTCCTCTGGTAAAGAAATGAGTTCCTGATATTCTTTATCTGTAAGTTTTCCACGTTCCTTTGCCTGTTCTACCATTTTCAGCCAATTTTCGTGGTTATACATTTTCTTCATTTTCAATAAAATTCTGTACATCTTCATCCTCCTCTGTTTCTTCTGGAATATAAACGTCTGTCATTGCTGCCAGATACTGAATTGTTACGTTCTGGTTTTCAATGGTTTTTTTCTGCTTTTCTACGGTTGCTCTGAGGTTTTCGTCCTCTGCCGCTTCCGCAGGTGTCTGAGTCATTTTTCTTACTTCCATGTTCTTCACCCTTTCTTAACTGTTTTAAATATTTCTGAGTCCTTTGTTTTACTTTATACGAATTTCCTTTATCAGCATTATTTTCCCAGGAATTGTGATGTTCATCTACTTTTTCCGGTTCAAGTTCTCCTCTCTGTGATTTATGAACCATCCTCACAAGAGTTTTTCTTTCATGCTTTACACTATCTGAGTTAAGTGTCATGATTATCCTTCCTGTTTCTGTCAGCCGATAGTCGAATCCCAAAAATGTAAATCCTTTTTCAAGCGGTGTTATGTGTGATTTCTTTTCATTTGCTTCCAGCCCGTATATCTGCAATTGCTTCATTATCTCACTGAAAACTCTCTCAGCCTGTTTTCTTGTTTTAACAAGAATCCAGAAATCATCCATGTATCTGATATTGTATTTTACATGCAACTGTTCTTTGATGTAATGATCTAATGGATTCAGAAGCGAAATACCGGCAATCTGTACCATTTGAGATCCTGGATTGTATCCGGTTTCTCCTGCGTACTGGTCTCGTAAAACTCCACACGACATTTCTGTTGTATCCTTATCCGTCAGATTCCTTATTTGCCTTTCCACATCACTGTGCCGCATGTTTAGGTAGTATCCATGTATGTCAACCTGAACTATCCATCCTTTTGTGCCGTATCTGCAGTAATAATTCCATAGATATTTTTTAACCAGTGCTCTTGCAAAGTCTGTTCCCTTTCCTGTCTGGCAGGCGCAATTTGAATAAGTGAATCCCTTTGTCATTTGAGGATAAAGAGAATTATCATTAATGCTCCTTTGATATACCCGATCCTTAAACGGAATACTGAGAGCTTCCCGGCGTTTCGGATATGTTATCAAGACTGTTTTAGGCTTCCCATTCTTCCATGTTCCGTCCTGATGCTGATATTTCATCCGGAGTATATTTTCTTCTCCATTTAACAAAAACGACTTAACTGATGGTTTCCATGTTACTCCATTCTTACATTTCAGCATTGATTCGTATAAACTATCATAGCTTGTTATATGATCTTTCATCTTTTGTGCTTCCGCAGTTTCTCAGTGCTGGCAGGCTTATGTAAGTCACGCACTGTCTCTTTCGATTATCCGCGGTATTGTTTAGGCTTATGCCAGGGATTTCGGCTCCTTGTCTATATCTTCAAGGCGATCATTGCTATGCAATAACCATAATGCTTTTAGGAAGACAATCGGGGCATACACATTCGAGTTCCATGCGTTCGTGTTGTTGACGTTGCCACTGGTGTTCACATTCATGACGTTGTTAGCGTTGCCACGGTTAGCTGAACGAGAAAACACATTCTGAGGTGATAGCCTACGTCCCATATTTTTTTATGAGTACCGGTCTACATCAGACTCTCTCCATTTCTTGATGTAGTTCCTAACTTTGAGTGTCTGTTCTGACCAGTATTCTATCCTTTTGCCTTTCAGGTGAAAGAGAGGGTGTGCAAGTCCGATTAGTGCAAGTAAGTTGTTGCAATCCAGAATCGCCTGACGCTGCAGTTTACTTCTCCAGGCCCATAGCTCTTTCTTATTCTTTTCTGTTACCCGGATATTGTTTGCGGTCCAGGCATTTATATAAATATCTTTCGCTGTCCGGATGATATCGTCCGTGAGCGCAGATTGATATTCCGGAAGAAATACCTTTTTATTCTTGCAGATCTGAATCGTGTAGACCGCCAGCTCTCTTGCGTACCATACTGCATTTAACTGTCTGTTCTGTGGCGTGTCCGGTACATTTCTCTCACCTGCTTTAACTGCCATTTCTTTTCCTTTCCATCCCTGCATCCGCGGGTGCAGGGATTATTTGATTGCTGATTATACGACGACAAGCGGGGCATACACATTCGAGTACCACGCGTTCGTGTTGCTGACGCTGCCACTGGTGTACACATTCATGACGTTGTTAGCGGAGCCACGGTAAGCTGAACGAGAAAACACAAACTGAGGTGATGTGTGATTCGCAGCTGAATATCTAATCATAATAGGATAGGTTTTCCATGGTTCAATTGGTGTTTTGGAATTTGTTCTCCGCTGCCAGTATTCGTGAACTGTTCCCTCCTCTTTGCTCATGTTGACATTCATCTGAGACATGGATGCAAGGAACACTCTGTCGTATGTGATATCTGCCGCGCCGCCATCATTGACCGTGTTCGCAAGTGTAGTTACTTTGACCGTCTTTAATGCTGCCAGCATATCCGCAGGCATTCCGCAGAGGAAACCGTCTTTTGTGGCTAACTGGCTCGGTGCAATATCCCAGTCGTCCTGTTTTGTCCACCATTTGCCCTTTGGTTGTGTTGAATTGAGCCACTGACGGGCCGCTGAGTATTTCCAGCGATTCCATCCGTATGCTGATTCCTGCATACTGTTAAGATTTCCGTTTCTGGTTGTGTGCTGCATGGTTCCCAGATCTGTTCCGTCTGATCCGGATGTAACTGCCACGGTTTCAATTGTGGTGATCCCGTCTGCAGCATAAGAGGTTGCTTTCCAGTTGCTCGGCGTAACGTCCGGCATCTGTGTGAATCCATATACTGATCCGCCTGCAGGTACGGCCTTGGTCAAAGTAAACTGCCAGTATGTGTCTGCTTTTGCATTATTTCCCCAATCCTTTTCTAATTTGAGGTGATAAGTTCCTGCTGCCAGTCCATCCGGACAACGCAAGAATGCACGGTTGCTAAACTGTAATCCAAATGGGGTTGTGTAATGCGCTTCCAGGAATGTTCCTGGAATGACTTCTCCGTCCTCCAGTTCTACATTTTCAAAATGTGTAACCTGCCACGGGAAATCATATTCCTGGCCGGCGGCAGTATCTGTCCATTTCTCAAGAATCTGGTCTCCGAAATCAAAAATTTTCTGAGCGTACCCATTTCTGGAAAGTCCGCTGATCTGGTCCCACGTTGATATGTTTTCCAGGTTTGCTGCCTGTGTAAATGCCATTGTCTGCAATGCCTGTGAAATTTCTTTCATAGTGCTTTCGCGTGGGAAATTAATGAGTGTCTGGTCTCCTGTTGCCATTTCTGTTCCTCCTTTATTTATAATCTCTAGTTATTCTGTATAGACAATATCAAGTCCTCCAGCTTCTTGAACTGTACGGAGTATTCGTCAATATTATCAAAAAGTTCATCCGAAAAATTAAGACCCGACTGCATTCCCTGTGTCATAAGGTTAAATGCCTCTCTTGCCGATACACCGTAGTTCTTTATGAGTGAATCAGCCGCCCTTGTACTTTCTGCCACGTCTACTCCAAATGTATCCGATAGAGTGTAAGCATACTCCGTACATCTCTGAAGAGCCGAGTCGTCCAAGTAAGACATGTTCTGATTAACAGTCGCCATGGCTTCTGCCACATCATTGATAGATTCTCCGAAATTGTCCTTGTAAACATCATTGATCATATCTTTATATTTTCCCATTTCATTCGATGCGGTTCCTGTTGCCGCCGCGAACTGTTGGAAAGCATCCTGTGAATCAGAGGAAAATTTAATCGCCGCAGTTCCAACCGCTACCAATGGTGCAGTGACCGACTTGGTCAATGTTTCTCCTGCAGCAGTAAACGCTTCTCCTGCGTGAGAAAATACGCCCGCAACACTATTAAATCGTTTTTCTAGGTCGCGCGCCTGTGCCGCTACTTCTCTCGACGGATTGCTGAAATCGTCAATCAGCTTTACAACTGCTGCAACTGTCTTACCTGCCCTTGTCTCTCATCTCCTCTTTTATGTCCTGTAATTCTTGTTTTAAAAAGGCGCGAGTGATCAAACGTTCACCTGCGCCCATATCGTAATATTCCGATGGTTTCCATTTCTTTAGGCGGAACAGTGCATAAGCCACGCTTGCTTCGCCGTCCACCTTTATGAGTTTTTTACTTCTTCCTCAGCATCTTCTCCAAGTCCGGAAAGTTTAACAATTTCGCTTGCAATAGGCCCCGATTCCACTCCAAATAAAGCCGCTGCCAAATCCTTCGGTGTCGAAGCGCCAAAGTGTTCCATGAGTTTCTCATTTTTCAGGTCTGGTTCTACAATTCCATATACGCAGCACATCAGATTAAAATCATAAACAGCTTCCATATCCCTGTTTCCATTCTTGTCATACAGCATTGCCTGCAGGCTGTTATAACGTCTTCCGGACAGTTCTCTAATCGTTATTTCTGCGTTCTCTCCCACTAACCTTTCCAGTTTCTTTGATTTAATTTTTTTTGTTTCTTTTTCTTCCGTTTTTGCTTTATCTACGCAAAGCAGTTTGTCAATTAAGTTCATACTTTTCTCCTTTATGCATCGATTGTATCAAGGACTTCGAAACTGCTAAAATTGAATGGTATTGATTCCTCCAGCAGTTTTCCGGCTTCCCAGTCTGCAATTGTCAATTCCGTGATCACGCAGTCATCCAGTCGAATCCTTTCTGCCCCAAACGCTTCCGGATCCTCTAAATTCGTGATAATTGTCATCCTCGTGGCTTTACCTTTTTTCAGGTTTTCAGACACTTTTTTCAAGAAATAGGATGTAACCTTATTTAATTTCAGTGTGCCAGATCCGCTGATTCCAGTTATTTTGTATCCTTTCTCCAATGTCCCTGTTCTTTTTACTTCGCTTGTATCAAGTTTCATCTTTGCCTGGAGTGCCGTTGCTTCCGCCATATAATCATTATCAATCCAGCACTCTCCAAACGTTCCATTAATAACACGATCTGGTGTGTAATTATTCCTTGTGGCTCCTCCTTAAACAGCAATTTCCAGATTAATATCTTCCATGACATCAACGATAGTTACGGATGCCCTCATGAACACTTTTTCATCCGTGTACTGTTTTTTTATTTCTTCATCTGACATTGCTTCCGCTTCGTCTCTGGTTACGCCTTTGTTTTCAATGATGTACTCTTTGATTTTCTCTACATCAAGTTCGACTGCATAGTCCTGTATAAGACCGTTTTGATAGAGTTTTTCAAAGTACCAGTTTCAAAATCTTTGGCTTCTGGATACAAACGGAAAAATTTTGACTGTTCTTTTAAGAACGATTGTCCGTATTGCGATGGCAAGCGTGGTTGTTCTTTATATCAGGAAGCAACGCTTTGATTTGGGGCGAGTGTGTTTGCGGCACACTCGCTTTCATAATCCTTTCCATGCATATGTACCATCGTCAAATTTTGTGAAGCATTCAGTTCCAGCACTCTCCAGAATTTTTTCAACAAGAGTTTTTTCTGCCTTTTCATTCTGAAGAATCAAATTGACAGCTCTTTCCAAAAGAGCATTTTCTGCCATTACCTTTTCAATGTACTTTGCAGGAAATATTTCAAAGTCTTCGATGCTTCTTTTTTTTATAACTGTATCAATGGTTGGTATCCTTCTCTCACCTCTTTTCTTTCTGGATATCCAAATTATTTTATCCTTTTTCGTGACATTAAGGAGTAAAAAAAATTTCTTGTACAGATTTTCCATAATAATTTGCTATTGCGATTTTAATAGAATCTCTAGGAATTCTCCGCTCTGTTTCATACATTCCAAGTGTAGACGTAGCAATTCCAATATCCTTCGCTGCTTCTTCCTGGCTTTTTTCTCCTCTTAATTCTATCAATCTTTTTCCATATGGAATCATTTTTCTCACTCCTCTCTGTCACGTTTTGTGACTAACTGTAATATATCACCAACCGTGTCTTCTGTCAATCACTTTTCGTGACATTTTTGTATTTACTTTTATCACGTTTTGTGATAACATTAATTTATCAACTACAAGGAGGTACATCATGGGGAACTTTCAAAATATCTTCCGAAAGTTACGTACTTCATCTAATTTAACTCAGAACGCAATTGCTGAAAAACTAGGCATTTCTCGAAGCACAATAGGCATGTACGAAACAGGTGCCAGAGAACCCGATTTTGAAACACTTGAAAAAATTGCAGATTATTTTAATGTAGATACCGATTTTCTATTGGGACGTACAAATCAAACCACAATGCTTCCGGAAACTGTAGGAAAGTATTCAAAGACGCGTGAGCTCGACATTATATATGAACAACTATCTTCTCACAACCAAAGAAAGGTACTCACTTATTCAAAGAACCTTCTCTCCACCCAGCAGATGGAAGAAGATCTTCTTGCAGCTCATGCCCGGACGGATGTAGAACAGACTCCTGAGGGTGTTCAGCATGATCTGGATATTATGAATGATGATTCAAAATGGGAGGAATGAT